CGTAATTGACAAATTAGGTGATATTGTAGACCTAATCCCGTCAACTCTTTACGGATCAGAATCATTAAAAATATATGTTTCTCAAAATATTGCTAAAGCATACGTGAGAGCATTAGGTGGTTTTGTTGCTACAATAGGTGGTGCAGGTACAGAAAACAAAGGGACGCAATGGTATGCTAACGGATCTCTATCTTTTGATGGTATTCCAGTAGTAGTTGCTAACGGTATGGCAGATGATACTGCGATAGCTGCTGAAAGTTCAAATTTATTCTTTGGATGTGGTTTACTTTCTGATATTAATCAAGAAGTTAAGTACATTGATATGAGCGAAGTTGATGGTTCTCAAAATTGCAGAATCATAATGAGAATGAGCGCAGGTGTACAATATGCAATAGGTTCAGACATCGTTCTTTACCACGCATAAGAAATTAATTAATAATGGAGGGTTGTAATTACCCTCCTTTTTAAAACTTTAAAAAATGGCTTGTGATTTAACAATTGGGAGAAAAATTCCGTGCAAGGATATTTTGGGAGGCTTGGTTAGATGTTGGTTCGTAAACTTTGGTGGTTTAGGAACAGTAACAGAAACAGCTGACGAAATAACTGACTTATCAGGAACTTTTACTGCCTTTCAATACGAACTAAAGGGTACGAACTCTTTAGATCAAACCATTACCTCATCAAGAGAGAATGGTACTACATTTACAGAACAAACGTTAACTTTAACCTTTCCTAAAATGGAAAAAGAATTTCATAAGGAATTGAAGTTAATGGCTTACGGTAGACCTCACGTAATCGTTGAGGACAGAAACGGTAATTTCTTTCAGTGCGGAGTAGAACACGGAATGGAGATTACTACTATTGCTGCTGCATCTGGTACTGCAATGGGTGATTTAAGTGGATACACATTAACATTAAGTGGTATGGAAACTGATCCTGCTAACTTTGTTGCTGGTGGTACATCTGCTGATCCTTATGCAGGAATGAGTTCAGCAACAGTTACTGTAACTGTAGGAACTAATAGCTAACATAATTCATAATTGTGTGATTCATAATATATAGTTTGATTGGTGGGGAGGAAGTAGTTAGCCTCCCCTTTTTTTTTATTATTTTGATACGATATGCAAATACTTACAACGACAGGAACAAGAGTAATAAATTTTATACCACGCGAAATAATAAGTGGCGCAAAAACATATCAACTAATTATCAAATCTGAAGCACAGAATAAAATTATTTTAACAGATAGTACAGCTACATTTGTAGAATTAGATTATTTTTACACTTATACAACAACACAGGCATTGGTAGAAAACAATTTTTATACTATTACAATAACCAACACAACGGATAACACAATTATTTTTAAAGATAAAATGTATTGCAGCGATCAAACGTTATCAGATTATGAAATTAGTAATGGTGTATATATAGAACAAAGCACAGGAGATAATCAATTTATATATTACAATGGATAATTTACACTTAATACAATTAGGACAATACGAACGACCAACGGTAGTTGAAGAAAGAAACAAGGATTGGGTTGGTATTGGCGATAACAATGATTATTATCAATGCTTAATTGATGCTTATATGGATAGTACAACAAACAATGCTGTTATTAATGGTGTTGTTAATTGTATTTATGGCAAAGGTATTGATGCAACGGATTCAAGCAGAAAGCCAGAACAATATGCACAAATGCGATCTTTGTTAAAGCCTAAAGATTTACGCAGAGTTTGCAAGATTTAAAACTATTAGGCGAAGCATCTTTTCAAATTACTTACAATAAGGATAAGATAGCAAGCATAACACATTTTCCACGTGAAACATTACGAGCTGAAAAAATGGATGATGAAGGTAACATTAAGCATTATTTCTATGCGCCTGATTGGAGTAAAGTTACCAAAAGCACGAAATTAAAAAAGTTTCCTGTATTTGGAAGCGGTGGTAAAAACGAAATATTTATTGTAAAAAGATACGTAACTGGCTTTTACTACTATTCACCTGCGGATTGGGGTACAAGCTATCCTACTTTAGAAAGAGAAATTGCTGACTATTTAATTAACGATGCACAATCATCTTTTAGTGGCACAAAGGTCATAAATTTTAACAATGGTGTGCCAGATCGTGAGAAGCAATTAGCAATTAAAAATGATGTTTTAGGCAAGTTAACGGGCAGTTATGGAGAAAAGGTAATCGTAGCATTTAACAACAACGCAGAAAGCAAGACAACTGTTGAAGATGTGCCTTTAAATGATGCTCCTGCACATTACGAATATTTATCTACAGAGTGCCAACGTAAAATACAAGTAATGCATCGTGTTACATCGCCATTATTAATTGGTTTACGTGATGGAAATAGTTCACTTGGTAGCAATGCAGACGAGATTAAAAACGCAAATTTATTATTTAATAACGTTGTTATACAGCCGTATCAGGATTTGATAATTGATGCCTTAGATGAGATATTTGCTTACAATGATATTAGTTTAAATCTATATTTTAAAACACTTGAGCCGCTTGAATTTATGGATTTAGATAGTTTTGATAACGAAGAACAAAGAGAAGAAGAAACAGGCATTAAAAACGAAGATACGGAACTTGAAATAATGGCTTCTAAACCATTAAAAGATGAAGATAGTGATAAACTATTACAAGATGCATTAAACGTGCTTGAGGGCGAAGTAATTGATTCTGAAGAATGGGAATTGGTTGATGTTAGGGATGTAGATGATGAAAACCAAAGCGAAGAAGATTGGGCAAGCGATATGATACAACTTGCAGAATCAGTAAAAAGTGATACACCAATAAAAAACAAACCATCTGGCGATTCAATGCTTGATAAAAGTTATTACAAAATAAGATACAAGTATGCGGTTGGAAGCCGTAAAGCAGGCGGAAAAAGCAGAAGGTTTTGCGAGGAGATGATGAACAGAAGTAGAAGGGGTGTTGTATATAGAATTGAAGATATTGATAAAGCAAGCAGAGAAATGAATTTTAGTGCTGCTAAATTACCAATGCATAACGGGCAGAAATACGATCTATTTAAATTCAAAGGAGGCGTTTATTGCAGGCATAGGTGGAAGCAAGTATTATATAGAATGAAAGTAGATGCTGCATTGGATGGAAAAAAAGGAAGCAAGAAACTTGCTGATTATGATATAGTAAAAGAAATACCAAAAACTTATAGGAGAAGTCCATCAGGCACAAAAAAAGCGGAGAAAGCTCCAGTTAATATGCCTAAAAATGGACATCATCCTGCATATAAAAAATAAAATGAAATGGAAACAATAAAAACAGTTTTTAATAAACTAAACACAAAGGATAAAACAGAATTAGCAACACAAAAAGTTGAATTAGCTAATTATGATTTTAAAGAGTATATGAAATTATATGATAAATCATTTTCTAATTATAGATCAGATTATAGAAAAAACATTAATGCTGCTAAAACTGTTGTTGATAAGCATTTTACTGATGTTTTTAGAATTAGAGAAAAAGCAGAAAAGGAAATGGATGATTTTGGTGCTAAAACTAAAGAATTAGGTATTGATTTTAGAAAAACAAAACAATGGCAAGAGTTTCAACAATTAAAAAAAATATTATTAAGTAGAGAATCTTCTCTTAAAGAAAAGCAAAAAGAAATATCTAAAATAATTTAACAAAAATGAAAACAATAAAAACAGTATTTAAAAAGATCGCTGAAGATAAAGTTGAGTTAGCAAGTGAAAGGATTGAGTTATCATTGGCTGCTGATATTCAGAAAATTCTAAAAAACATTAATTCTAAAATAAAAGATATAAATAATGTAAAAAAAACACTTGAAAAAGTAAAAGATAATGCATTAGATATTAGAGAAGAAGGCAAAAATATTTTTGATCGTGGAATGGCTGTAAGAGAAGATATAATTGAAATGGCTAAAGAATTAGGCGTTAACAGTAATGACGTAAAGGGCTTTAAGGAATTAGATGATAATCTTGATTTAATAGAAAAAGAATTTCAAGAATTACTAAAAATGATTTAAAAATGGCAAAAGCACTATTTGTAACAAGACAAGATATATCAGTTTTCACGGCTGCTAATGGCAACATTGATAATGATAAGCTATTACCATTTATTAACCAAGCGCAGGACATCCATATACAGAATTATTTAGGCACGGATCTATACGATAAGATACAAGCGGATATTGTTGCAGGTACTTTAGCAGGTGTTTATCTAACATTGGTAACTGATTATGTAAAAAGTATGTTATTGCATTGGAGTATGGTGGAATACTTACCGTATGCAGGCGTTAACATTGCAAATGGTGGGATATATACAAAGAATCCTGAAAACAGCACAGCGTTAAGTAAAGATCACGTTGATGCATTGATTGAAAAGTCGCGTGATACTGCACAGTTTTACACGCGCAGGTTTATTGATTATATGACGTACAATTTATCCTCATATCCTGAATATCAAAGCAATTCAAATGATGATATGTATCCAGATGATATTGCAGAAAACAGGGGTTGGGTATTATAAAATAAAATATTATGGCAAACACGATAGATGGGGAAAAGCAACACAGAATAACACTAATGGTTATGGTAAATACCAGAATACTATTGGTGCTGCATCTGTATATGAAGATTCTTGGGCAGGTGATACTGCAATAGTTGGAACAAGTGCAGCATTTACTTATGCGAAAAGTTCATATCATCAAGATGAAAGCGATCCAACGCCAACTATTACAGGAACAGCAGGCGGTACATTTAGTGGTACAAGCGGTATTGTGTTTGTGGATAGTGGTACAAATTCAGGTAGTTCAACAGGACAGGTTGATTTAAGTGCTTCAACAATACAGGCGAATACAATTACTTATACTGTTTTAGGTGTTAGTGCTAATTTCAGTTTAAGCGTTACAGCTTCGCCATTCTTGGCTAATACCTATTCAATGGAATTTGATGCTGCAAGTTCACAGTATATAGATGGTAATACTGGAATAATGGGTAATGTTGATTTATCTACTTCTTATTGGATAAAAACAACGGCTTCAGGCACTTGGATTCCTATGTGGTCTGTATGTATGGAAGCGAATGGAGTCCAAAATAGTTCTTTTGGAAGATTATATTTTTATAGCACAAGTTTGAGGGTTGCATCAACAAACAATATTGGCACAACAAATTTAAATGATGGAAACTGGC